ATCCAAACCGAAGTAATACCATAACCAGTGCTACCCTGATTAACAATACAGTTCACAGTAAAAATACGATTATCAGTAGTAGGAACATTCGACAATTTAAGTGACATAGTTTGACCATCAGGACTTATATAGAAAATGTTACCAGCGCTATAGTCAGCTTCAAGATCTGCACCAGTAGGATTAGTAGATACAACATCTTCAATCATTTCCTGAACTCTTACCCCGCCAGTAAAGACAGGAGTGCCAGTGAATGTGGGAGACCCGGTAAACGAAGGTGTACCGCTAAAAGTCGGATTACCTGAAAGAGTCGGGTTACCAGTAACTGTTGAAGTACCGAGAGCAAAAGTATTGCTGACAGTAAGAGAATCTGTGTTAAACGTTGAGTTACCAGTAAATGTTAACTCACCATTAATAGTAGTAGCACCTGGGAACTCTAAACCACCCAAAACAAGTGTTCCACCGACCAGAGTACCTGAAGACAGATCAATATTATTAGTCGGAGGATTATAAACACCATTAGACAAAACAGGCGGGATATTCCCATAGAGATACCACTTATTACTTCCAACGGAGTCAGCCCTCACAAGACCCGAATAGGCTGTCTTAGTATTGACAGAAACATCGCCATCAGTAGCAGTATTAGAAATAACAGTCGCACCAAAATTAGTGGTAATCGTATTACCAGAAACAGCAATAACAAAATCTCTATTACCATTAATAGCGCTAGTCGCTGAGTTGGCGACAATCAGTCTATCTCCATTAACAAAGATAGAAGAATCAATATTCGGAGCAACATCACCGTCACCATCAGCAGTAACACCGACATCGCTGGCAGTGACATCATACGTAATCGTAGAAGAAGAAACCGTATTGACAGTGAATGTACCATCAAAAGGAGCACCAAGATTACTAATAACAATTGTCTCGCCAGGAACAATATCAGGTGACTCAGTAAGAACAACAGTAGCAATATTGCTTGTCAAGGCTTTTGAAATAGTAGTAAACGACTTTCTTCTAATAGTTAAAACACTATTAGCAGACTCAACAGAGCCAATCAAGAAAGAAGATGAAGAGGTCGGTCTCTTGTATTCAACAATAAAACCACGCTCAATATCATCAGCAGTAGCGCCATCACCAGTCGTCAACAAGGGAGCAGTCGAAACAAGAGTTTCAGCCTGGAAAGCACCGCCAGCAACAGTAATCGAACCCTGCACCGAAAGATCACCAAGAAGGTTGATATTACCTTGCGTACCGATACCACCAACAACAGTTAAAGCACCAGTTGTAGGTGATGTTGAATTAGTAGCAATTTCAACATGCACATTCTGGTCAGGGAAGATCGTCATCTGAGTATTATCAGACAACAAACCTCCAGCCGCAAAGATAATAGCGTTATCTGTTCCATGACCACCAGTCGCAAGAACAAGATTTCCACCGCCAATGCTGTTTGCTGGCCCCTCAACAAAGATATAGCCATCATGAGGGCCAGTAATCGTAAACTCTGGATCAGAGAAGTTAGTGGAAGTGATACCCATATCAATCCAACCGGTATCATCATCACCAATATCTGCATAACAAATAATGTCAGTAGAGCTATTAGCATTTGTACCAAGATTTCTAAAAGCAACCTGAGCAAAATCAGAAGCATCAATCTGATACACAGCAAGAGGGTTGGTCAGAGTTGAATAAAATGTTCCAGCATTAGCACCAACATTAGCAGCATCAGCAATATTAAGAGTGTTAGCCGTAACATCATCAATAGAAATATTAGAAACCCACTCGGTGGAGATTCCATCAGTAGAAAGAAGCTTACCAGAGTTTGAAGATTGAGTAGCTACCTCTCCACCAGCAGAACCTTGAGCAAACAAGATCCACTCAGTGTCATTATCAAATGACACGGTGTTTGATGTAAACTGACTATTTGCTAAATAAGTATTACCAGCATAAGAGACAACATCATACGGCTGATACAGGGTGTCCGCGGCCCAAGCACCTTCCCACTTAAATCCATAAGTTAGAAGAGTCCATCTGCTGAGGTTGTAGTCAGTATAAAACCCAGTATTGGAGCCATTTGAGGTATGCGCCGAAGCACATATGTACACAGCATTTCCATATATGACTATATCATTTGGAAAATACTCTGTCGATGACGACCACTGCCCCCTGAAATCTGACCCCTCAGCAATTTTAGACCAGAAAAAAGTTGCTGTGTCCGGTGTCTTATTCGCAGAACTAGTGTTGGATATATAAATATATGAACTACCGCCATAAGAAACTACGTCATTCATCTCATATGTAGTATTGGCATCATATGTGCCTTGATAGTAGAATCTAATTCTACCTAGATCGATTGATTGTGACATTATTCAAACTCCATAAGCAAGTGTCCACGATTATATCCGCTTCCACTATTGTACCATGAAAAAGATACTCTACTATAAGTAGTAAACCAATTTTTATAGCTTTCCTCAGTCATTATATCAAATGTTGTATCAGAAGGAACGCTTACTATAATACTCTCCAGGGACTCGCCACCCTGATACGTGGTGACATTACCAGTAATTCTTGAATCTCCAGGTCTATATCCTGGTATCTGAATCGGAATAGTATTGTCATCTATTTCTTGGATAATTAATTTACCATTAGAATTAATATATTTAATACCATAGAATTTATCACCAAGAAGAATTTCCTCTATTGATGGATCCCAGGTTCTTATAACCGCAGGATTAGATGTCGAACTTGAACCATTATTTACTAAATTAGGCATATTCCACCCCGCTAATTGTAAAAGTTATTGTATTTGAACTAGAAGAAACATAAAGATTGCTATTGGCTGGTATAACAATCGATGTATTGTAATATAGAACGTCATTTTTTATAACATTTGCGTTGCTAATAATTTTATTAGATGCACTTGGCGTATCGCCGTCAACAAGAATGTGGATAGATGCCGATGCATTAGTTGTATTACTAGTATTACAAACATTTATTGATTTAATAATAGAATAAAGCGTTGATGTGTTTGCAACAGAATAGACATTAGCAGCAACATCATTACCTTGATACATTAATTTTGGTTTTAAAGTTGCCATCAGTGCGCCTCCATCCAATACATAACTTGTGTATCATACAAAGAGTCATTCATGTCCTGCATCGCAGTTGCATCAAGCACATGATCCACCCTTGTTCCATTCGCATGGTTTTGAGGAGATGTTCCATCATAACCACGACTTGACACAGTAAAATCACCACCAACTCTCAAAGAGCAAAGAATCTTTTCTTCCAGCGGTGTTCCTCTGTTTAAAACAATTACAAAAGGTTTCCCAGAAGAGCCATCAGGAAAAGTTGATCCATCAATCACAGATATTGTCATATCAGAAGAAAGCACGGCTGAAGATGTTTGTGTTAAAACAACGCTACCTAAAATCTCTCTTCTTTCCATTACAACCCCTAATTAGTTAATACTGATGTCAAGATCGCCTGTAGCAATTCTCAGAGTGTCCCCGGCATCCAATGACTTATTAGCGGTCAAAGTTCCGTGAACTAACAAATTTCCCGAAGTTAAAGCATCGTGAATTCCAATAGCTACAACAGTACATGCAGGCATATCAACAAAGTCAACATCAGCACTATTCTGAGTAGCGCCGCTTGCGGCAGCATCAAACGTTGCTGTCTGGCGCGCATACGACCCCCCAGACACTTCTGTTCCACCACCCGTATCATCGGGTGCAACAGTATACAATGCTATATAAATTGTAGAAGGCATTGTATAAGATGTTGTACCAAGAAAATGGTCCAACAGTTTATTTTCTAAATAATCACTAAGATTACCAGCCATTAGTTATTCTCCTTATAATAATCTTCAAGCTCCAACTGACTTGGTAACCTGAAATTATCTAAGCTCAAAAGATGATCTGCCTCATCCATATCAAGCTCATAAATTCTATTTTCTCTAGTAAATCTAAAACCAGACTTTGTTACATAAGCAGATCCACTGTCAAAATAAACAAACTTCTTACCAGACTTTGCTTTTGCAACTTTTCTTTTAGGATTTTCATCACTATCAGTTTTAACAACTTTTTCTTTCGCAGCAGCTGGCTTAGTTGCCTTCTTAGCAGGAGCAGGTGCTACATCTTCTGATTTAATAACGTTTTCGCTCATACCAGTCAATACTACCATAAATTTAATTATAAAACACCAAGGGCCGGATTTTTTGTCCGGCCCCTGGCATTCTTAAGTTGTAACTACAACAGCCCTAAGATCAGAGCGAACGCAGTTTCACGTTCTTAGCAATCACATACGAATCAGCATTCTCAATGTTCGAAGCAACTCGCATATACTGCGTGTACTGA